TTTACTATGAATTCGTCTTTTTGATCCTCGGTTAATTCCGCAGCCTGGACGATATAAATTTCTTTTAATCCAACTTCGATGCAAGCCTTTAAACGCATATTTCCACCCAATACGATATTATTTTCGTCAACTACTATCGGCCTTAATTCCAACATTTGCGGAAATTCCTTAATTGATTTTACTAGTTTACGAAATTTATCGTTTTTTATTAAACGCGGGTTTTTTGGGTTCGTTTTAATCTCCGATATTTTTACCTTTTTAACTTGCATAAAATAAAAATTCAAATAATTTAATAATAAAATAAATAATTGTAACTGTAATTACTCGCACAAACGAATTAACTACGCCTGTTGTTGTTTCGAACCACCTTTTGAGCGTTATAGTATCTAACCAAAATAAAGCGGTTAAAATCAATCTATCCGCAAAATAAACGCAAGTGAATAACGGTAGAAGTAAAACCCCCACCGTTATTTTTAATCCCTGTATAATTTTAATTTTTGTAATTGCTTTCATTTTTCAAAATTACGTTTAATTTTCAATCTTTGTAAATTCTTTAAATTTATCTTTGGAAACGTAAACTAAAAACTCAACGTCGTTTGTGGATCCTGGACGTTCAACCCTACCGCTTTTTTTTACTTCTCCTGCTATATCGTCCGTTTTTATATAAACTAATTTATCTAAATATTGCATGAATAAATACGTCGGTAAAATTTTGTTCGCCTCCTGTAATTTGACTAGCTTAATACAACTTACGATCATTCTTTGATACGTTTCGTAATTACTATTGTATTTTTTAATTTCAATAAACGCTTTTCCTGTAATCTCGTAATCGAGTCCGAATTTTTCTAATTTTTTAAATTCGTTTTTTCCTGCGATTTTTTTGATTATTTCAAGTTCGTTTAATAGATCCTTTTGAGTTTCAAAAATCATTTATTTTCATTTAAAAATTTACCTATTTTTTCCAAAGTTTTCGAATGTAATCCTTTTTCGGAATTTGTGTATAAATACAGCCAAAGTTGGTTTTGGTGAACGCCTGAACGAACCGCAAACATATTTAACGTTATTCCTTTTTTATCCATGAACGCTAAAATTAATTTTCTAGTTTCAACGTTTATATTTTGTAGATCCTGCGCTTTCATATTAAAAAGGTAAATCGTCGTTATTGCTATCGTCAACTATTATAGGCGTTTCTTTTAAAACAGGTGCCGTTACAGGTGCGTTAATTTGCCAACCCTCTATCGTGTTAAAATACTTTATTTCACCCGTTGGCGATTCCCATTTTCTACCGCGTAAATTAATACTGACTTCAACTATTTCGCCAACATTATTTTCGGTTAATAGCCCCGTTTTATCCTGCGTTAATTGGATTGTAATATACTGCGGATACTTCTCGTCCGTTAATAAAACCACGTCTTTTGATTTGAATTTTTCGCTTACTGTTTTAAGCGCGCTCACAAAGTGAATTTTTCCCGTTACTTTCATTTTTTTTTGTTTTTATTAGTTAAATAATCTTGCGCCCAATAGCCGAACGCTAGCCAACCGACAACCATTGCCGGAATCATTAAAATTGTTAAAATTATATTCATTTTAGTTTAAAATTAAATTTATTATTAATAATGCGCCTGTTATGTAACCAAACGCTAACGCAAACGCCATTTTTATCCGCTCAATCCAAAGTTTTGACTCGACCATAAAACCTGCAAACGGTAACCCAATAAACGGGGCTATAAAGGAAAAAAATAACATGCCGTAAATGTTTGCTTCGGCAACGCTCCTAATATAAAAAGTCGATACTATTTCAATAATTAAAGCGGAAATAAAAATTATTACGTATTTCATAGCTGTTTAATTAATTCGTTGTAATATTTGCGACATTCCTCGATTCGTGTTTTGATATTTTCAATTATAACATCGTCTTTTGCTATTTTAAAGACTTTTAAGCGCTTTTCTTTCGGTATATGTCCGAATGTATGCTTTGACTGTACAAATGCGCGTAAATCGCTGTTTTCTTCGATTAAACTTAATTTCCAATGTTCGCGCCTAATTTCGTCCTCAACAATTTGCAAAGGAGTATCGATTAAACAATAACAAAGTAGCGATTCGGTTTTTCCTGTCAACCACATATAACCGTGTAATTGATAAAAATAATCTTTGTTTTTTAATTCAGTATCGAAAAAAGGAAACGTCGTGGCGTCCCAACTTGATTTTACGTCGAGTAAAATTTCTTTTGTGTTTACGTCGGGCGTTCCTGTAATCCAATCGTTGGTAAAGTGATCTTCGTTTTTATATAAAAATCCCGTTTCTAAAACGTCGTTACAAAGTGCGATTGATAATTCTTCGACCTCGTTTCCTTTGTCCGTGTAACGGCTCGAAAATTCCTTTCGTATTCCATAAACTTCCGCTATCGCTAATTCCTGTAAATAACTTTTGGTCGTTTGGCTTAACGACTCGCCCTTTAATTTAGGGCTCGTCATTATTTTGCCGATTGCGCTGCATCTAATTTTCATAAATTCAGGGTTTTTAATTGTTCGTTGGTTAATCCGAAAGTCGTTGTTAATTCATCAATTGTATAATCGCCTGCCGTTATCGCCTGTAACGCTTTTTTAAATCTGCTATCATTAATCGCAGGTTTTTTAACCTCAACTTTGATTTGTTCGCCACCTGCGTCCGTATCTTTGTCGCTAACTATACCTAAAATTGAACTAAGCGCGTAACGTCTTAAATAAGTAATTGCGGACCCTAAAACCTGGAAATCGTTCATTCCTTTTAACGCTACATTTTGCGGTATTTGTGTTTTACTTTCTATCGTTTCTCCGCTATCAACATGAAAAACGATTGTTATTAATTCAGTACCGTTAATCAATTGGGTAAATCCTAATCCGTATTTTTTTAGTAGTGGATTAATTACTTCAAAAATCTTTGGTAAATCTGCGTACGTGTAGCCGTACCCTTGCGTTGCTTTGTGAATTGTCGGTACTTCCTGTTGAAATTCCGCTAGGCTTTTAAATAAGTGTTTCATTTTATATTGGTTTAATTGGTTACTAAATTTTTCCCTGGTCTGCGTACGAATAATATCCTTCGCTAGTTATTATTAAATGATCTAATAAATTAAATTCCATTATTTCGCAGGCGCTTTTAATTTGCTTTGTTAATTTGTCGTCCGCTCCACTCGGTAATAAATTCCCGCTCGGGTGATTGTGACTAATTATAATTCCTGTCGCTGCACATTTTAACGCTGTTGCTAAAATCATGCGTACATCAACGACCGTCCCTGTTATTCCGCCCTGGCTTATTTTTTGCCAACCGATTGAATTATTTGCCCTGTTTAAATAAATTACTATTGAACTCTCGCAATATTCTAGCGTATCCGCGTCGTACATTTGTTTAAACATTTCGTACGCCGTTTCCGAACTTGTAATTTTTGTTTTTTTTACCCCTGTACTTTTATACTTTAAAGTGATTTCGGGCGTGTCTCCGTTGTAAGTTTTCATTTTATTGGTTTTATTGGTTTTTATTAATTTATATTATTTTGAAAATTTATAAAAATTTCAATTTCATTTTCATAAAGTGAATATACTAAACACTTTTCAATTGTTGCCCTTTTAGATACATCTTTTTTATCGTGAAATTTAAGCGCTTTGCTTAGATCCTTTGAAAATAAATTTTCACCATAACAACCCGTAAAAAATTGAGTCCCTTTGTTTGTGGTTTTAATTAAAAAGTAAGTTAAATTTTTCATTTGGTTTTTTTTAATTGGTTAAAAATAAGCGCGTATTGAGTCGCGCCCCTCATTTTTTTTATTTTGCTATTTTGAAAATTGGCGCCATTGAATATTTACCCAATAAATAAACGAACTCCTCGCCATTCCAAATATTTATTTTTTTGCGTACAATTTCGCCAAATATTAAAGCGGTTACAAAATTTCCCTTTCGTTCAATTACGCTTGCTGTAAATTTGCACTCGCTGTCGCATATTGACGTTGCTGTTAAAATACTTCCTGTTGTGATCATGTTTTTAGTTTTAATTGGTTAATTGTTTTACAAATATAATAATTTATTTTAATATAACTAATATTTTTATTTTTATTTTTAATTAGTTTAAAAAATAAACTCGTTAATATCATTTTTTGATATTGGAAAATATCTGTTTTGGTGTCTTGAAAACCAATAATATCGAACTCCTGTTTTCGTTATTTTTGAATAAATGTTAAAAATTTTTCCGTTTCCAAATTTAATTTGCGTTCCTGTTGCGTTCATGTTTTTAGTTTTAAAGGTTAGTTTTTCGTTTTGTTATCACAAATGTAAACCTTTAATTTAATATAACAACTATAAAAATAAATTATTTTCGTTTTTTTTTAATTTTTATTTGTTTCGAATTCGGATCTTTTTAATTTATCCTTGTAAATACTAATGATTTCTTTTAATATTTCCCTTGAAAATTTAACTTCTAAATGCGCCTTTCCTTGTAAATCAATTAAGCGATCAACCCCAATACGTTTTTGAATCCCGATTTGGTAGTTTAATAAATTGCCATGTAAATGTTGATTACAATAAACGCACTGACCGTGTACGTTGTCCTCGTTGAACGTTACCGCTTTGTGTCCGCCCGAACTGTAATAGTGACCGGCATCGAATTTTTGCCCCAATTGCGAACCGCAGGAAATACAACCTTTGTTGCGGTCCCTATTTCGAATAAATGAATTAAAATAAATCTGCGCTAATTTTGTCAACTCCTGGACGGTTTGTAATTTTTCCTTTATTTCGGTTTTTCTTTTTTTCCACTCTTTTAATTTTGTTGCCTCGATCCATACTTTTATACATTCAGGATCCAAACAATATTTTTGATTGAATTTTACAGGATCAAAACCCGCTTTGCAATTTTTACATTTTTTCATATTAATCCATTAATTTAATAGTTAATAAAACTTCGCAAGGTTTAGTAAAATCAACTTTATTTTTTTTAACGGGATAAATTGAAACTAAAAATTCGCCCTCGTATCTAAATTCAATATCGAAAATTTTATTATCGAATTCAAAAGTATTCCATTCTTCAACATTTTCGTAATAAATAGTTTTTTCATATTTACAATTATTTATTTTGGTAGAAATAACCGCCTTTTGTTTAAACGGATTAACCTCAACTTTAAATTTTGTTTTCATTTTTTTTATTTTAAAAATTATTTACTTCGATTTGGTTTTCTAGATCCTTAATTTTAAATTTTAAATCCATGTTTAAACGCTCCAAACGATACGCGCTTTGTGCGTGTTCCCTGGCTTGTTTTTCTAAGATCAAAAAAGTTGTTAAAACTTCCGAAAGTTCGTTTTCAGTTTCGCACATCGAATTAATAATATCCTTGCGTGAAAAGTGATTTTTTTCTATATCCTCTCGACTTGCTTTTAACTTCAGTAACGTTTTATGTAAAATCGTCCTGGCTTTTAAAATTTGTATTTCCATTTTTTCGTGTTTTTATTGGTTTTTATTATTTGTAATTTCGTCCCAAATATCAAGTTTTTTTTGCACTTTAAATAAACTACTTTGTTTCGGCCTGTAATTTTTCAAAGGATCCACGCTGTCGACTGTAAATCCAACGCCAAAATTATAATTACAAAGTACGGGTATATTTAGTTCGGTATGTTTTCCACCTGTATCGGTGTCTTTTATTTTTTCAACTCCAACTAGCGTTAAAAATTTCATCGTTGGGTGCTTTATTAGTCTATGAATAACAAACATATCATCGCAACGGTTTAGAAACGCTTTACCGCCTTCAACGTGATCCTTTAAAGGTGGTTTTAAATGTCCTTTCCATTCGTTGTTGTCTGGGTATAAATTACCGCTCCGTCCGCTTTCGCTTGTTGGGTGCGTATTAATGTAAATCGTTTTTCCCGTTTCGTTTACAAATTGTCGCGCCATATTTAAAAACTTATAATTCCCCTCGTAGTTCATTTGGCGGTCAAGTCCCGTAAAGGGGTCAATTAAACAAGCGTCCGCGTCTGAAGCTCTAAAAATTTCTAATAATTCTTCTGGCTTATAAAGTTTTGAATTATCTATAAAAGTAAATGATTGCTCCAAAAAAGTTGAATAACTAATTATTTCTTTTTCGCTTAATTCTTTAAAAGGTCTACCCGAATACATTTGTACCATATCGCGTAATATTTGCCCGTGTTGATTTTCACCGCTCC